TGATACATCTACGTCTGTAATGTTAGATAACGGATATAGCTATGGTGTAAATACTATAAAGGCTGTAAATACAGGTGATGGACTAATATCTATTAAGTCTCAATTAGGCGATATAACGCACTTTACTAAGTTAGACCATACAAATGTATGCGATGGCGATGGCAACGCTATTAGCGGTGGTTTAAATGACGTTATAAACTACTTAAATGAATTATTTACTGTAGGTGCTTTTGAAGCTGTAGTCATCTCTGATCCTTACTCAACTATGGTAGCTGATGTAGATGGTGAAGACACCACTGTTTCATATATAGGATATGGATTAGATCCTGTAGGCAATGACATTTACGGTTCAACTAGTAGTAATTCTCAAAATGGTTTGCTTAGTACAGAAACTATAGATCAAGCAGGAGAGTACTTCACATTTGATATTAGAGTAGAGGGTACTATAGGTTTTGGACTTGTACATACGCAAGCTAGTTATGATAATGGCAATTATAGCGGTAATGCAGCTTACGCTAACCCAACTAGATTCGGTATAGATAACTCTGCTCATTATGGCTTTCAGTTCTCACATTGGTTTCACCCAACGCCTAACGGTTCTTGGACTAACTATGGTGCTAACACTGCTTACTCGATGAGATCAGGGTGGAGTAACTTTAATGGTACAGATGAACAAGCTGATTGGCTAGCAGGTAACCCTATAAAGGTAAGAGTAGGTATTGATACTAATTCTTATATAACTATAGATACATTAAGAGATGGAACAACTTGGGTTCCTCACGCTAGGACTTCTTACCCTATAGTACAAGGTTCTGAATTTAGATTAGGTATAAAAACAAATCATACAGGAGCAAGAGTATTTAGTTTACCTAAAGTTCACTTATTAGAACCTGTAGCTCCTACAATGTATTTTAGATATATAGAAAGTCCTGACGGAGTATATAACTATCCTTTATTCGCTACAGAAGAGGAGGCTAATTACTACGACTTACAAGAAGGTGGAACAGGTACATCACATACACATACTTACGCTGACGACCCTACTAATACTACTTGGTATATGCCTGACACAAACAGTACTATGACTGCTACAGTTGTACCTACTAACGCTCAGACATTTATGGGCAATGCTATTAATTGGAGTGAAGTAACGTCTTTAACTAATGCAGACTTAACTCCTCCTCAATTTAGTAGCACTGACTACACCTATCAAGAGGGTACTGCTGTTAACTTACAAGTAACTCCTCAAGGAGCTTCTTGGTCTACAAGTGTATCTATTACACCAAGTGGAAGTGGATTAGTATATGATGGATATAGTTTGATACAAGGTACTTTGGCTGATGTAACTACAGATACTATTTATACAGTAAATGTAACTAGAGCTAATTCATATGGTTCTAATGTAGGTTCTTTTGAAGTAGAAGTTACTGATGTAGCTCCAGTTCAAACAAATGATACACCTTGGACTAAGGCGTTAGATTTTAGTGGTGGTAACGAATATGCTAAACAAGTGTCTAACCAATCAATCACTAACCCTATTAGTATGGGCTTTACTGGAACAACAGTACCTGCCCACAATTCATTTGCGAATAAAACGTCTAACAACACCTACTCAAGACCTTGGGCAACTACTATTGTATTCAAAATAGATGGTAACAACTCTACACAACACATATGGAATTATGGTGAAGGTGCAGGTAATACTGATGATAATATTTATCTAAAAGTAGATGCTAATCAACAACTTCAGTTCGTATGGGGTCGTAGTGGAGCATTGAATCAATTAAGAGTTGCTAGTGGTTTACAGACTAACACTTGGTATGGAGTTTATATAGCACACAAAGGAGCTAGATATAGCAGTAGTAATGCTACTGCTACTAACTTAGCTAATGCTTTTGATGTTAGACTTATGTCTTCAGGAGATAGCTTTTCTGCTTTAGGTAATAATTTATCTACTAGTAGTAATTGGATTTCTACGGGTGGTACAATGGATAGAGCATTTGGTGGTAACTTCACTATAGGTGGTAGAGGTGCTAATAGAAACTTTCATGGAAAGGTTGCAAGTATGGTTGTTACTACTCTTCTTACCGACACCAATATGCCTAGTGACGCTGAGGTTGAGACTATGATTATCGACCCTATTAAATGGTTGAATGACTACAAGATAGGAACATCTTATAGGTCACCTAATCTGCAGTACGCTCAATATATTTTCACTGCCAATGGAAACAATGAAGGTAGGGCTACTCAGGTATGGTTAATGGGAGATGGAACTTCAGATTCTTATGCGAATGGAATGAGGAACTACGTCTATCCTGCTGACCAAAACTACACTAAGATGCAGTTGAATAGTATGGTATCTAATGATATCGAAACTATAAATATTAATGGATTAACATAATGAAAGCGTGGTATTGCAAGTGTAAAAATACTTACACAACGAAAAACTGTAAATGTAAGGATAGCTATAGTGCTATCCTACATGGGATAGGTTCTTTAACAGGACAGGGGTCTTCTACAGTGACAAATACGAGTACATCAACAACTGAGAGTACGGAATCAACTGATTATCAGTTATAATTAAAACGGTCGATTCTATATTCGTTATACTAATATTAAAACTTTAAATTTATGAAAGCAACAGAATTATTGGAAAAACTACAAAACGTTTTTCTATCATCTCAAGAAGAAACTACTGAGGTTGAGCTTACAGAAGAAGTAGTAGAAGAGGTAGCTGTAGAAGCTGCTCCTGAAGCAACTGAAGAAGTAGAGCTTACTGAGGAAGTATCTGAAGAGGTACAAGAGGAATTGTCTGAAGTAACAGAAGAAGTTATCGAAGCAACTGAAGAGGTTGAGTTATCTGAAGAGGTAGCTGAAGAAGCATCTGAAGAAGTAGAGTTAGCTGAAGAAGTATCTGAAGAAGAGCCTAAAGAAGAAGTACAAGCTGCACCTGCATACGTTACTGCAGAGGAGTTTAGCTCTCTTAAAAATGAAATGATGACTATGATTGAGTCGTTATTAAAAGATAAGCAAGAAGCTTATAAAGAAATGCCAGCTCAATTATCTGAGCAGGTTGAATTATCTGAAGAGGTAGAAGAGATTTCTCACTCTCCAGAACAAGAAGTCGAGGCTAAGCCTAATATGTTATATTCTCAAAACAGAACTATGACTACACAGGACAGAGTTTTCGCAAAACTATTTAAATAAGAATATTAATTAATTAATTTAAACACGCTAAAAATGGCAACAACAACATCAATTACAACTAGCTATGCTGGAGAAAAATTACAAGGATTTATCTCTGCAGCAGTGCTTTCTGCTAACACTATCGAAAAAGGTGGTATTACAGTAAAACCAAACGTAAAATTTAAGTCTGTTATTAAGACTCTTGACGCTACTGATTTAGTACGTGGAGGTTCTTGTGACTTCGACGCAACTGGAACTGTAACTCTTGCTGAGCGTTACTTAGAGCCTAAAGAATTTCAAGTAAACTTACAACTTTGTAAGCAAGACTACAGAGACGATTGGGATGCAATCTCTATGGGAATGTCAGCTCATGACAGCCTTCCTCCTGCTTTTTCTGATTACCTATTAGGTCACGTAGTGGCTAAAGTAGCTAACAAGATCGAGAGCATGATCTGGAGAGGTACTGACGGAGCTAACGAATTTGACGGTCTTACAACTATCGCTGCTGCTGATGGTGACACTGTTAAAGTAACTGCTACAACTGTAGATGCTTCTAACGTTATCGCTGAATTAGGTAAAGTAGTAGACGCTATTCCAACTGAAATCTACGGAGAAGAGGATTTAGCAATTTACATTTCACCTTCTATCGCTCGTTCTTACATTCGCGCACAAGCTGCATTAGGATACAAAGACTTGTACCACGTAGGACAGACTGCTCTTGATTTCGAAGGAGTTAAGTTATTTGTAGCTAACGGACTTTTAGGAGACCTTATGTTAGCAGCTCGTTCTAGCAACCTTATGTTCGGAACTGGTTTACTAAATGACAAGAATGAAGCTAAAGTTATCGACATGGCTGACATCGATGGTTCACAAAATGTGCGTATCGTTTTACGTTACACTGCAACTGTAAACTACGGTATCGGATCTGAGATCGTTGTATACTCTGCATAATTCAAACTTTAATAGGGGAGGGTAAAACCTCCCTTATATTAATAATAATAACTTAAAAAACTTAAAACTATGGCTTGTGATTTTACTGGTGGTAGATTAGAGGCTTGTAAAGAAAGCGTTGGTGGATTGAGAAACTTATATATTGCAAACTTTAACTCTGCAATGTACGATGGTTTAACTCTTGGTTCTAACGATGAGATTACTGCTTTAGCATCTGCTGTTACAACATACAAATTCGAGTTAAGAGGAGAGAACAACTCTTTCGAGGAGACTAACGAAAACTCAAGAGATAACGGAACTTCTTTTTGGACTCAGTCAGGTAGTATTTCACTTAAAGTGCAAGATGCTGCTTCACAAAAACAATTAAAACTTCTTTCTTACGGAAGACCTCACGTAATCGTTGAAGATTACAACGGTAATTTCCGTATCGCAGGAGCGCAAAACGGTGTTGAATTTTCTGTTTCTACATCAACTGGTTCTGCAATGGGAGACTTAAACGGATATAACATTACATTTGAAGGTAAAGAATTAGCTCCTTCATCTTTTGTTGACCCAGCTATCATGAATGATGCTGCTGGATTCGTAGTAGATACTACTCTTATGAATGCATAATAGTAGTTAATACTTTAATATTAAAGGGGTACAGAAATGTACCTCTTTTTTTATGCTATATACTTAAGGAACAGTTAACTTAAAAACTCGTTATATAGATATGAACATACTAGACATAAACAATTTACCGACACTAACACTTAAAGTAACTGGAAGGAAGGGAGTTCCTTTGGAGGCTTGGGTTATTAATCAAGAAGAGAAGAGTAAAAGCATTATACCAGATACTGATATAGTATATACTCAGGGTGACACATTAGTTATCACATTAACCGATACTGACTTTATATCATCTATAGTTGAAGATACTACGCTATCAGTTATACTTATAGGCAACCAAACTAGAGACACCTACAATGAAGGTATATATGAGGAGATTATACTAAGAAAAGACGCACCTTTATATAGAGATATAGTTGCATTTACTGGCGAACTAAATACTGAGGATCTTTACTCACAACATGAGACATCTAGTGAATACTTCATTTATGAAGACAACGACTAATTATATCGTTATAAACTTATAGAATAAAGAAATATGGAAAGTAATAATGTAAGAGTAGTTAATTTATCTGGGTACCAGACTCCTGTAGTCAAAGAGGTTCATAATAGATCTTGGGTAGAGTACGGAGATAATAACGACTATTTTAAGAAATTAATAGATAACTATTTAGGTTCACCAACTAACTCTAGATGTATTAACGGTATTGTTGACATGGTAGCTGGTAGAGGTTTAGAAGCAACCAACAGAGATGAGAACCCAGAAGGGTACTTAAAGATGAAAATGCTTTTACCTAAGAAACAAATCAAGAGAGTAGCTCATGACTATAAAATGTTAGGTCAAGCTGCTATACAAGTATCTTACAACAAGTCTAAGACTAGAATACTTAAGGTATCTCACTTCCCTATGGAAACTCTTAGAGCTGAGAAAGCTGGTAAAGACGGATGTGTTGATGCTTATTACTATCACCCTAAGTGGAGTGAACTTAAGTCTACTGATAGACCTAAAAGAATACCTACATTTGGTAACGGTAGCAGAGGTCAGAGAAACGAGCTATATATTATTAAGCCTTATAGAAGTGGATTCTATTACTATGCACCTGTAGATTACAACGGATGCTTACAGTACTGCTCCTTAGAGGAAGAGGTGTCTAACTACCACATTAATAATATTAAGAATGGACTACAACCGTCTTTATTAATTAACTTTAATAACGGTACCCCTCCAGAAGAAACTCAAGCTGCTTTAGAGCGTAAGATATACGACAAGTTCTCAGGTAGTTCAAATGCTGGTAAGTTCATTATTGCGTTTAATGAGTCACAAGAAACTAAGGCAGATATAGAGCCTATACATTTACCTGATGCACATGCACAGTATCAGTTTATGAGTGATGAAGCTACACAAAAGATTATGCTTGGTCATGGTATTGTATCTCCTATATTATTAGGTATTAAAGATAACACAGGATTCGGTAACAATGCAGAGGAATTAAGAACTGCTGCTGTACTTATGGATAACGTAATTATCAGACCAATACAGGATGAGATTATAGAAGCTCTTACTGAGATTTTATTATTCAATGAAATAGTATTAGATTTATACTTTGTAACATTACAGCCTATCGAGTTTACTGAGCTAGAGAACATCTCTACTAAAGTAAAAAGAGAAGAAGAAACTGGAGAGAAGCTAAGTTCAGATGTTGAGCTTAGTGAGACTCCTGAGGTTAATGATATTGAAGTATCACTAGAGGAAGTTAAACCAACAGACGAAGAAGAATAAGATGGCAAAGAAAGCATTATTTATAAGTGTAGCTGACTTAAAGAAAAAGTCACTAATTGACGGAAACGTAGATTCTAGTAAGATAGTTTACTATATAGAAGTTGCACAGGATATACATATACAAAACTACTTAGGTGGTAAGCTATATAAGAAGATACAAAGCATCATAGTTGATGGAACTATAGGAGATGTAGAGAATGAGGATTATAAGGACTTATTAGAGACTTATATTAAGCCTATGTTAATATGGTACTCTCAAGCTACGATACTTCCTTACAGTGCCTTTGCATTGAGAAATGGAGGGTTACAGAAGCATGTGGCTGAGAACTCTGAGTCTGCTAGTCAGGATGAGATAACTTACTTAGGTCAAAGAATGAATGATACTGCTGAGTTCTACACTAAAAGGTTCTTAGATTACATGTGTCTTAATAATAACAAGTTCCCAGAATATAGTCAAAACAGCTCAGAGGATATGTACCCTGACAAAGACGTGAACTATACTGGTGGATGGTATATTTAATGTTATGAGTCTAAAAGATAAAGCAGGAGTCTACAAACCCAAAGAGGTCAATGTAATCAAGTTAAAAGAATATTTAAAGAAAAAGGAGAATGAAGCAACCATCATTAGTGTTAATAGCTCACACAGATAAAGGATCACTTGTAAAAGGAGGTGCTTTTGCTTTCGATAGAAACTCAATAGGTTTTTCTAAAGGTTTAGACGATGTACTTACATCTGAGCCTGTAAATCAAACTAGAGTATTTAAGAGAGGTGGATACATATCTTACATAAGTGAAAAAGACTCTACTAACCTATACCTATATAGTAGTGAATTTGATAATGCAGCTCACACAAAAACAAACACAGTAATAGTAGGTGAAGATACTGAGGTGGCTCCTAATGGTAAATTAGATGCAGATTCGTTAATGCCTTTAACGGAAGCACCATCAGAGAGATTTACTCAGCAAAACATAAGTCTACTAACT